CACCCAAAGACCTCAAGGCGAGGCTGTATGTCGGGGTCGGATCGTAGCTAACGCCAGAGTGATGGACCTTGACATACAGCCTCGCCTTGAGGTCTTTGGGTGGTATGCCCAGCAGGTCAGCCAGCAGCAGCGCCTTACGCATCTCGATCAGCAACTCGATCTGCCGATGACATGCCGCAATCAGATCGTCCATGTTCTCATAGAGGTCGGGTCGGCTGGTGTTCTCGTAAGTGATAGTCATGTGTGTTACTCCTTGTCTGCGCCGAGAAAGTCTTTGATCGGGGTGCCAGTGACGGGGCTGTTGAGCTCACGGATGACACCGAAGAAGTCGTAGAGGTCGAGGTCAACCTCGGCCGAGTCAATCTCCACTGTGATGTCGTTGTGTTCCTCACCAATGCTGACAAACGCAATGCCTGCACCACTATCACGAGCCATAGACATCAGGTTGATGTGGCACTTCACATCAGGGTAGGACTCATACCACTTGACGCCGAGGAACCGGGCGTGGAGCAGGACACCCGGCTCCCCCGCATCAGTCACTGTGTAGTGTGCCAGTTCTTCGGGCGGCATCTTATCACCCAGTCTGACGTAAGAGAGGAAGGCAGCCAGCGATCCCTTGTCCTTGAAGGACATGCCAATAGCCACGTCACTACGATACCCCATGTGTTACACTCCCATAAAAGCGCCCATCCGGGCCATGATGTCAGAGGCTTCGTCGATCTTGGTCTGGCGCAGCACCGGGTCGTTGACCACTGCATCCTTGCTCAGACCAGCCAGCTTGGCCTCCACCTCGTAACGCATAGCTTCGAGGTTCGGGTCGTCCATAATATTCAACCGAGGCAACAGCTTACACAGCTCATTGATATGCTCAAGCGTGCTCTCATGGAACCGAGACTTGGGGTCGTCGATCTTGGAGAGACGCTCAACCATATGCTTAACACGATCGTAAAGGCGTTGCCAAGCATCTCGCATGGCGATGCCAGAACTTTCTTCCACCCTGCGCTGGATGTCAGCCTTGATGCTGTCAAGCTCATCGTCTGCCAGTTGGACACGGAAGTCAGCAGTCGGCACAGGTAGGACCACGAGGTCCATGCTGAACTTGTCGCGCAGATCACCGACATCGGGGTAGTCCTCGGCATTGTAGAGGGTGCCAAGGAACCGCTGTGCGCTGGTCTGGAGGGACGGGTAGTCCGTCAGGAACTTACTCACCACCTGCTGCCACTCTGCCTTGCGCTTGCGGTAGGTAGTCATGAAGCTGAGGTAGTTGGCAGTGGGCAGCATGTGTGTGTTGTTCAGCCCCCACGGCAGGGTGTTGGACAGGAACTCCTGACGGATGCTGCCCGTCATGGTGTGGATGTTGGCGAGGCTGTCACTCATGGGCAGCAGCTTCTTGTGGTAGTTGCCAGCATCACGGCTGGCATAGTTGGCATCAGCCACCTCACGGGTGGCCTTCTTGTCCAGCTTGCGTGCTGTCCACTGGGAGATGTTAAGCTGCACCAGCAGTGCACGATCGGAGAGATGTGTCATGTGTGTTAGTCCTTGTTGATGAGGCGGAGATAGGCTTGATACGCCACCCAGTCCTCTGGGTAGCGCAGTTTCAGGAAGGCATTGAACGACAGGTTGGGGTGGTCACAGCCATCAGGGTTATGGTTGTTCCACTCCCTAGTCAGAGCACCAAGGCCACCGAACCCGTCGATGACCTTGCTATGGATCAACCATCTGGAGAAGGTAGTCACCTTGTCAGCCTCCTGTGTGTTGCGAATGGCAGGAACTCGTCAGGGTGTTTGCGCACTAGGCTGGCAGCGTAGGCTGCCCGTGCTTGTGGTGCTGACTTCTTGAGCAGCCCTTCCATGACACCCCCCTTATGCACCAGCCCTCTCTCTATGAGCCAAGCTGACCAGAGGTGTGGTGCCTCTGGGTCAGCTTGGAAGAACTCCAGCGGTGTCAGAACAGCACCGACTGATGCTTGATGGACCAGTCAATGAAGCCCTTGGTCGAGGTCACCATAGGGTCACGGCGGACAGCCATCGACATAGCCAGCACTGAGAACTCAGCCGGGCAGCGGGACAGGTAAGTGACAGCCCGGTCGATGTTGGCCTGAGAGATGCGGCTGGAGATAGCACCAGACAGAGCGTAGAGAGTGGCCGGATCGGACGGCACATCGGCACTGTCAGGGTTGAGCAAGATAGCATCAGGGTTAGGCAGCTTGCGGTAAATCTTGAGGAACCCCACGAACTCAGCCGCAGCCCCCTCACCAACGGCGCCCTTGAAGCAGTCGAACTCAGCCTCAGGAGGGACGACACCAAGCACATCACTGACACCCTCGGTCCAGCTGCGTGGGGTAGGGTTCTGGTCCTTGTTGGCATCGAAGTCATGGAGCAGACCGGGACGGAAGCGGATGAAGGCCACCACCTCAGACTTGACCCCATGTGTCAGTGCCCACGACGACCAGTCATCGAGGTTGGTGTCGAACTCTAGGACAGTCTCACGATTGCGAAGGTGAGACAGCACCCGGTTGGCCCCAGCCCGGTCAGACTGACGGTTACCAGTGGAGACGACAGTCCAGCCCTTGGCAAGGGGTGTGCCGTGGAGGTTGCGTGCTTGGCAGATGTTAGCCAGCACTTTCTGGATGTCGGCCGGAGCTTGGTTCCGATCATCAAAGCAGAGCACCCCACCACGGCCATCGTCATAACGAGAGCCCTTGGCAGGGAACCAGTCGGGGATCATGTAACGTAGGGTCTCGCCCCCAATGACAGGGATGCCGAAGTCCTCGACCAGCATGGTCGGCAGGTGACGCTCGACATAGTGCAGACCGAGAGCCTCAGTCACAGACTGAACGAGGGTGGTCTTGCCACCACCCGGTGCCCCCTCGATAGCCACGGTGCGGTTGATCGAGATGAGGTCTTTAAGTGTGTCAGACAGAAGGGATGGACGCATTGTGTTCTCCATAAGAGGTTGTTTGGCTTGTCTCATCAGTGCAGCAGGAGCCACCTGCCACAGACACCCCGAAGGGTGTTTCGACATTAGTATGTTCGCTTCTCTGTCCGACCAGCTTCGACGTCGGCCTGATATTCGTCCATCTTGGTCTGGTGCTGGGAAAGAGCCGTCGCTCTGTCGGGGGCATACTGCCAGACCCACTCACACCAGTCGGTGTCGTTTTTTGGTGTGTCGAAGAACTCGGACTCTGTCAGGACCTGTGGGTCCTCGTCGGTGTAGGTTGTAAAGGTGACGTATCTGTTCATGTTGTTCTCCAGTTTCGACTCATAGGTAATTTCACCCCCACCGCTTCTTGCTGGACTGGATGGAAGTGAGCTGGTCCCACCCTGTGATGTAAGGCACCTCGGTCTCCTCGACGCAGTCGTGGTATTTCAGCACTTGGCGCCGGATGGCGTCGAGGTGAGAGTCAACAGTGACATAAGTGGACATGCCACGGGCAATGTCAGCGTAGCGATCCGGCTCATCGAGACAGGCCAAGGCCATGTTAGACAGGTGGACTGTGCCCCAACGCTCACCTTGTCTAGGGTCAATGCCCAGTCTGACTTGGGTCTCGACCCACAGCTTGAACTGGTTGAAGCCCTTGGCGCAGGCAGCGTTGGCCTTCTTGCGGCTGACACTGTAACGGGTGAAGGGCTTGGTCCCAGCGATGACGTTGAGGTCTTTGTCCAGTGAGGCACAGCCATCGACCAGATAGCCCCGACGAGTGCCGTTGTGGTTTGTCCACAGGACAGGCCCAACAGGGTTGGTGTAACTGGCCGTGACAGCACCGCGAAACACCTGTCTGACAGCCTCGTCTGTCAGCTTGGACGAGTAAGGCTCAAGGTCGATGGTGCCATCGTCATGGTAAGTGACGATGTCAGTCTGGTAGAGCCGGACGGCAATGGAGCCGTTGTCAAGTTTGCGGATGGTGAGGTTGTCATTCCTCCGGTTACCAAGAGGTCTGACGTCAGTGGACCGCCCCCTGATGGGAGCGATGCTATCATGCTTAACCAGAGCTTGCTGATAGGAAGTGATGCCGCCACGGGGCAGGGCGATGTTAGAGCCGAACATGTTAGTGACCTTCCTTAGAGGGTTGAGGAACGGGAAAGCCCATCCGACAGAGCCGGACGGGCTGGTTGTTAGAGCCGGTGGCCCATGTGATCCACATGGATTTGGACCACTTCTGTAAGGGCATCCTTGTAGGAGATACCGGGGTATGCCTCGATATGGGCATCGACCTGCTTGTAGAACTCGTCAAGACCGAGGTAGCTAAGCACCGCGGCAGTCATTCGAACCGTGTTAGCATCCATAATACCTACTCCTCAGAGGGTGACTTCAACCGGAGCCATGCCGGGGTTGAACTGGATGTTGAGATGGGTCAGGTCGTAGTGCCGCTTCAACTCATGACGGTCACAGACAGTGATCCGGCAGTTGTTAAGGGGGGACGATTGGTCCACGACGACCAGTTCATGGCCGACGGTGTAGTCATAGATGGCATCAGCCTGACTGATGTAAGGGCGGCACAAGGGCCGGACTGTAAGGGTTTTCTTGTAAAGGTCAGCGGAGAGGTCGGCAAGTTTGGCCCAGTTAGCCATGATGGTAGTCTCCAGTGTGTGTTAAGATTGTTAAGTTTGCCGGACCGGAGGTGGTTTGGGTGGACCTCGGCCAGCCCCATCTTCCTAGCCGATCGGGCCAGATGGCGTCAAATCTGGGGGGTAGGGGGGAAATAGAGTGTAAAGTATCTAAGAATTGAGGTTTGGGTAGGCGAAGTATCTTTACACGATAGATAGTAAAACGTATGGAAAATCAATGGGTTGTGGGTAGGTATCTAAACTATCTACGATTTTTCAGAATATCCGGCGCTAAAATTGTGCAACTGGGACGGTTGTATTGTAAAGGTTTACACTCAACCGAGTTGATTGACGATTTCCGTCACGTATCTTCAAAAAAAACCTATATATTATAGATAGTAGAGATACTTTACTACTACTACACACTGGTTTACATCCGCTAACCCCTTGGTTTCATTGGACTATCCATCGTGGTGTAAACATGTAAACCATCTAAATTTTACACATTTTGTGTAAAGGTAGTGTAAAGCGAAAATAGATAGTTGTTTAATATCAATACGTTACAGCCCCCCGACTGTTTGGCCTGACAGTGTGTAAAGGGCAGCATGTCTACGTGTCAGAGCTACAGGCCCCCGACGTATGGCGAGTGAAACGAGCAAAACTTAACGACGCGCAGCACGCAACTGCCTCCTATGCGGGCGGTGTAAAGGTGTAAAGCGGGCAACAAAAAACCCGCCCGGTGGTGAGCCGGGCGGGTCAGGGTCAGAGCGACAGTAGGATCACTGCGAGCAGGGCCATCAAGGCCATGAACAGTATGCCTGCGATAAACTCGCCGACATAGCTTACGGGCTTGGACATCGCCTTCTTGCGCAGGTATGCCTCGGAGCGCTGGATGGATGCGCGCTGAACATCGTCGTATTTCCGCATTTCTATCTTCCTTGTGAGAGAGGTTGGGCGGACCCTTGTGGGTCCGCCCTGTTCTTAGAGGATGCCTGCATCCTTGAGCGCCTGCAGTTTCGCAAGCTGCTCGGGGGTAAAGCCCGCAATCGTGGCAGGTGCTGCAGGTGCTGCAGGTTCGGCCTTGGCCTTACCCTTAGCCTTGGTCCCGTTGGCCGGGATCATTGCCTTCTGCGTCGCAGTCAGCGCCTTCGGCGCGGGCTTGTCAGCCTTGGCAGGCTTTGCCGGACGGCCTTCTGACTTGTAGTTCATCACAAGGCTGCCCCAGTTGCTGGCAAAGCCGTAGAAGCGGGTATCCGCTTCCCCGTTGGCGCTTACCACTTCGACGTCGGTGACGCCGCCCAAGAGACCGTTTTCCGTCGCTTTGGTGACGGTCAGCTTGAGGGACAGAACTACCGGTTCAATGTCGAACATCTTGGCCATGGTGTTTCCTTTCATATGGCATAAGGTTGAAACTTGTGCCACCCATCATCGACACTATGTGTCTAGGGTCAGGTTAACAGTGTCAAAGAGCGGCGCGGTTTCCCGCTACCGTTCGGCGGTGGTTTGCCGTTCGGTGAAATCTTTATGGCATGTCACGACGTCCGGGTCAAATTAGGCGTCGCATAGGGCGTTTTCCCTGCCCTATAGCACGCGCGCCGCGCGATAGCAGGCAGGCAGGGGGGTGGGGGGTTGGATTGGATTTTTTCAGCCCCCCGCTATTGTAGTAGACCCCTTACAACACAACCCAAAATTACCAAACTTTACAACTATACACCCCCCTACTATCACTTTATAAAAAATTTTCCCGGCCCAAAAAACCAAATCTTTACACTATTGACCGCCCCCGCCTCCAAGAGTTACCATCCCCCCATGTACATGAGCCCTGTTCACACCAAATGGACCGACCGGTTCGCCTTTGACCTCGCCCTTCTGATGGAGGGGAGCGGGGAAAAGCTCGACGAACTGCTGGATCGGCACGAGTTCGAGGCATCAGACCTCCTCACCTTCAAGAACGACGCCACTTTCCTCAAGAAGGTGGAGGCTTGCAGGGAGGAAGTGCGTACCAAGGGCCTCACATTCAGGGTCAAGGCGCGTGCACAGGCCGAGGAACTGCTCAAGACCAGCTGGATTCTCATCCACGACCCCATTGTAAGCCCCGCGGTGAAGGCCGACCTCATCAAAAGCACGGTCAAGTGGGCTGGGCTGGACACCACCCCTGCCAATGAGAACGCAAATGCCGCTGGTGGCGTCACGATCAGCATCAATTTGGGCGGACAGACGCTGGATGTGACGGCGAAACCGCCCGCCATCCCCGTGGATGACGCGGAGTACGCTGATGAAGACTGAGGTTCACTCGTTTCACAGCCTGTTTGCAGCGCAAGCCTTCATCGCCACCCTAAAAGCCGAACAAAAGTCCTACCGGACCGCCCGCGCCGCCCGTCCGAAGCCCGGAAAACCTATTTACAGGGTGTTTGTCTATGGCTGAGATCAAGAAATTCTATCCGAAAGACGCTGCCAAGAGCGCCGACAACGTGTTGGAGCAGGCGCTGGAGGTCTTCGACGAGGTTCTGCTTATTGGGTGGAACAAGGACGGCAACATGGAGGCTCGGGCGACTCTCGGACTCAAAGACGGCGGTGACGTCCTGTGGCTGATTGAAAAGTTCAAGCACAATCTGTTGAGCGGGCAGTACTTGCCGCCCGAAATGCAAGAGGACGATTGATGGCCCTCGACATCTCCTACACACCCACCCCCACGGTCACCCGGTTCATGCAATCGGACAGGAAGATGCGGGTCATCATGGGTCCTGTCGGCTCCGGCAAGTCCGTGGCCTGCTGCTTTGAGATTATCCGGCGTGCCAGCCAGCAGAAACCCAACGCCAATGGCATCCGCAAGACCCGCTGCGCTGTGGTCCGCGAAACTGTCCGCCAACTCTCCGATACCACGATCAAAACCTTCCTCGACTGGTTCCCCCCGGGGGTCTGTGGCCACTTCATGCGCACCACCAAGACCTACTTCTTCAAGGTGGGCGACGTGGAGTGCGAGATCATGTTCCGCGCGCTGGACGACGCGGACGACGTGGCTAACCTTAACTCCCTCGAACTGACCTTTGCGTGGTTCAACGAGTGCCGCGACATCCACCCTGACATTGTGGACGCTATGTCTAAGCGGGTGGGGCGATTCCCCTCGGCCAAGGATGGCGGGGCGACGTGGCACGGGATGTGGGCGGACACCAACCCGCCGACCATGGACACGTGGTGGTTCTACCAGATGGAGAAGATCGACCCGAAGGATGGGGTCAGCCCCAACAACAACGGGTGGGATGTGTTCAAGCAGCCGTCGGGGCGCAGCCCCTACGCCGAGAACATCGAGAACCTGCCGGAAGGGTACTACGACACCCAAGGTCGTTCGGAGGAGTACGTCAGGGTTTTCATCGACGGGGAGTACGGGCTGTCGCTCGCCGGCACGCCGGTGTTCAAATACTTCCGGCCGGACTATCACATGGCCAAGATGCCGCTCAAAGCCATCACCAATGGCACGAGACCGATTATCGTGGGGATGGACCTCGGGCTCACGCCCGCGGCTGTCATCGGACAGCAGGACCCACGAGGCCGGGCGCTGGTGCTCGCAGAAGCCGTCAGTTACGACATGGGCATCCAGAGGTTCATGCGCACGGTGCTCAAGCCCCTGCTCTACGAGAAGTTCGCCGGGGCGCCCATCATCATCGTGGTTGACCCAGCAGGCACGCAGCGAGCCCAGACCGACGAGCGCTCCGCGGTCGACATCATCAAGGCCGAGGGGTTCAGGGTCATGCCCGCCCGGACCAACAACATCACCCCGCGCATCGCCGCGGTCGACGACTACCTCATGCGCCAAGTCGACGGTGACCCGGGGTTCCTCATGGACCCCAGCTGCATCCGGCTTAAGGCAGCCCTGATGGGCGGCTACCGGTTCAAGAAGAACGGCGACGGGCTGGAGAAGTCGGGCGACGCCGGCAAGCACAGCCACATCGGCGACGCCATCAGCTACCTCATGATGCACATCGGCAGTCTCGACAGTGGCGCGATGATGCACACGCGGCGAGAGGTGAAGCGAGTTGACGCCAAAGGGTGGGCGTGATACATAAAGTGTACCGGCGGATTCTCCTCCCTCGTCCGCTGCCTGCTCGACCTAACCCCTCCGGCCCACCCCCGGAGGGGTTTCTCTTGCTAGATGCGCGCGGCCGGGTTATATTCTGTCAACTTGCAAGGGAGGTCCGTCATGGACAAGAAGAAATCACTGGCACCGAAGAAGTCCCCGCGCCCTATGGATGCAGAGACGGGACGCGCAAATGCGACCATGACTCGTGCCATGGGTGGCGCTGCAGCACGTGAGCGGCAGGATGCCGAGGCCGGGCGCATGGACGCTAAGTCTAAGGCCAAGGCTGGCATGAAGTCCAGCCCGCGCCCCAAGAAGAACCCGATGTACTGAGGTAGCTCCGCACCATGGCAGGTCTGACAATTCTCCGCGTCGTTGGTAACGATGAGCTTGTGCGCCAAGAGCGCGAACAGGCAGAGCGTGAACTCGCAGCGCGGCAGAGCAGCCCCGTCATGGTGGGTCTGACAGCGCACCTCAAGGAGTGCTGGGACGCAGCGCGCATCTCGCGTGACCCCATCACCGATATCATGCTCAGGGCCATGCGCCAGCGCAACGGTGAGTACGAGGCCGACAAGCTCCTGCGCATCCAAGAGCAGGGTGGCTCGGAAGTCTTCATGATGATTACCGAGGTCAAGTGCCGCGCTGCGGAGAGCTGGCTGCGGGACATCCTGCTCGACAACGGCACTCCACCGTGGGACATCGTGCCCACACCCATCCCAGACCTGTCGCCCAAAGAGGCGGAGGAGCTGCAGCTGGCCTTCGCCGAGCGCGTGATGGAGATTCTCCAGTCGTCAGGGCAGGCTCCGAGCAAGTCCGAGCTCAGCGAGCTCAAGGAGATGGTCGGGCAGGAGTTCCGGTTCAAGATCATGCAGGCGGCGCAGAATCGCGTCGACAAGATGCGGACCAAGATCGAAGACCAGTTCGCTCAGGGCGGCTGGTCGGACTCGTTTAACGAGTTCATCACCGATCTCGTGACTTTCCCGGCAGCCTTCATCAAGGGGCCGATCGTTCGGCGCCAGCGGTACCTAAAGTGGGAGGGCAGCAAGCTCGTCCCCGGTGAGCGCATCGCGCCTGAGTATGAGCGGGTCAGCCCGTTCCACATCTACCCCGAGCCGGGCATCACCCGGATCAACGACGGCTACATCTTCGAGTACCACGAACTGACCCGCACCCAGCTGGCCGATCTCATCGGTGTGCCGGGCTACGACGACGCCGCCATCCGCAAGGTGCTCGAAGTGGGCAACACCCAGTCATGGGTGCAAGAGTGGCAGAAGGACTCACGCGAGGAGGAGGAGCGCAAGTTCCACACCGAGCTGCGTCCGACCGAGGTCTACGACACGCTGGAGTTCTGGGGCAAGATCAGCGGCCGGATGCTGCGCGAGTGGGGCATGACCGAGGAGGAAGTGCCTGACGTCGACCGCGAGTACGACGCCAACGTCTGGACCGTGGGGAACTACATCATCAAGGCGGTGCTCAACTACGACCCGCTCGGCGAGAAGCCTTACGCCAAGACCAGCTTCATCAAGCAGCCCGGTGCCTTCTGGGGCAAGGCCATCCCCGAGATCATCGAGGACATCCAGAACGTCTGCAACGCAGCAGCCCGGGCTCTGGTCAACAACATGGCGATCGCCTCCGGGCCGCAGGTCGAGGTTAACCTTGAACGTCTGCCCCCCAACGAGGACATCACCCAGCTGCAGCCGTGGAAAATCTGGCAGGTGATGAACGACCCGCTGGGTTCGTCGGCCCCGGCAGTTCGGTTCAACCAGCCCAACGACAACGCCAACACGTTGGTGGGGGTCTACGACCGCTTCTCGCGCATGGCGGACGACCACAGCGGCATCCCGGCCTACATCTACGGCGACACCAACGTGCAGGGGGCAGGGCGCACCGCGTCGGGCCTCTCCATGCTGATGGGCTCCGCGGGCAAGGGCATCCGGCAGGTGGTGATGCACATCGACAGCGACGTGCTCAAGACCATCGTGCAGCGCCAGTTCGTCTACAACATGCGCTACGATCCGGACGAGTCGATCAAGGGCGATGCACAGGTCGTTGCCAAGGGCGCGGTTAACCTCGCTGTCAAGGAGACGGTCAACGTCCGCCGGGTGGAGTTCCTCAACGCCACGGCTAACGAGTTCGACATCAACATCATCGGGCCGCAGGGCCGCGCTGCGCTGCTGCGCGAGGTCGCTAAGGGACTACAGATGTCGGTTGACGACATCGTCCCGTCGCGTGAGAAGATGGCGATGAACGAGCGGCTCGCTGCTGCAGCGCAGCAGATGCCGGCACCCGGGGGCGGGCAGCCCGCGACACAGAACATGGACCTCGCCGGCGCACCGGCCGGTGGTACCAACCTCATAAACGGGGGGCCGCAGTGAAGCAGGCCACCCCCGAAGTAATCCTCGCGCTGGCTAACAGCGTCCGTCAATACCCAGTCATCCAAGAGTGGCTGGGAGAGTGGCGGATGTCTGAGCTTGAACGGCTGCCAAGCGTGGGACAGAGCGTGACACTTGCACAGGGGCGGTGTCAGGTCTTAGGCGAGCTTTACAAGCTCGTCAGTGAGTCCCCTGACTTAGCAGCACAGCCCCGTAGGGGCAGCTGATCCAATCACGCACACCGAGAGGAGCGTAAAAATGGCTATTCCCGCACAAATTCGCAAGCAGTCCGAGGCTATTTCGAAGCTGTACGAAGACTTGAACCCGACCGAAGGAGAACAATCTCCGGCGGAGGGTGAGGTCCAGCAGCCGACCGAAGCCGACGGTGGGGGCGATGCTGCGGCTGCACCGGTGCCTACAGGGCAAGGGCAATCCGGTAACACAGACGAAGACCTGACCTACGAACAGCGTTGGCGATCCCTGCAAGGAATGTACAACGCTGAAACGGCTCGCCTCAAGGCGGAGAACAATCAGATGGGCCAACGCGTCAGTCAGCTCGAACGGCTGCTCGCGTCGCTTTCCGCGCCCCAGCAGGCACCTGCACAGGCGGCCGCGGCGAAGCTCATCACCGACAAGGACGTTGAGGATTACGGCGACTCGATCGAAGTCATGCGCCGTGCCGCCCGCGAAGAAGTTGCTGCATCGCAGCAGGAGGTCGCGGAACTCAAGCGCTTGGTCATGCAGTTGCAGACCAACGTCGTCCCCAAGGTGGAGAGCGTCGTACAGCGACAGGCCCTTAACTCTGAGCAAATGTTCTGGTCAGAACTGTCGGCGGAAGTCCCAGACTGGCGTGAAATCAACGCCGAGCAAGGCTTCCACAACTGGCTGCTTGAGATCGACCCGCTGTCCGGCGTATCCCGGCAGTCGTACCTCGATAACGCGCAGAACCAGTTGGATGCACGACGGGTCGCAGGGTTCTTCAAGACGTGGCAGTCAGTGAATGGCGGTTCTGTTGCTCAATCACCTCGGAACGTTGCCAGTTCCCAACTCGAAAAACAGATCGCACCGGGTCGCGGTCGTACAGCGGCGAGCACTCCTGCCGCCAATGACGCCAAGACCTACGCCCGGGCGGACGTCGCCAAGTTCTTTGACGACGTGCGCAAAGGTCTGTATAAGGGTCGGGAGCAGGAGCGTGACCGGATCGAACGCGACATCTTCGCTGCACAGCGAGATGGCCGCATTACATAAACTGGCTAAGTGAAAGGACACCACATGGCCTATCCCGTTGCTCCCGGCCGCCCCAACTACTCGGGTAACTTCATCCCCGAGATTTGGTCCGGCAAACTGATCGAGAACTTCTACGACGCCACCGTGCTGTCGGCGATCTCGAACACCGACTACGAAGGCGAAATCCGCCGCATGGGCGATACGGTTAACATCCGTACCCAGCCCAACATCACCATCCGCGAGTACGTCAAGGGCCAGAACCTCGTCGTCGAGAACCCGGATTCACCGAAGCTGCAGCTGCTCATCGACAAAGGCGAGTACTTCTCCTGCGTTGAAGACGACATCGACCGCGTTCAGTCGGACATCAAGCTGATGGACATGTGGTCGAAGGATGCTTCGGAGCAGATGAAGGTCAAGATCGACCAGCGCGTTCTGACCGACATGCTGCCGGACATCGCTGCTGCCAACAAAGGCGCGACCGCTGGTCAGCAGTCGGCTGCCTTCAACCTCGGCACCACCGGCGCTCCGCTGACCGTGACCAAGGACGGCGCTTCGACCACCACCCCGGTCGTCGACCTGATCGTTGACATGGGCACCGTGCTCGACGAGGCCAACGTGCCGGAGTCGGACCGCTTCCTCGTGATCCCGGCCCGCATGGCTGGTCTCATCAAGAAGTCGGAACTCAAGGACGCTTCGCTCTCGGGCGACAGCGCGAGCCCGATCCGTAACGGCCGTCTCGGCATGATCGACCGCTTCACGCTCTACGTGTCGCACAACCTGAACGTCTCGTCCGGCAAGACCTCGATCATCGCCGGTCACAAGATGGGCTTCACCTTCGCGTCGCAGATGACTGAGATGGAAACTCTCCGCGCTCAGTCCACCTTCGGCAACATCGTGCGCGGCCTGCAGGTGTACGGCTACAAGGTCACGAAGCCCGAGGCGCTGGCACAAGCCGTCGTCCAGTTCGCATAAGGAGACCAGATCATGGTTGCTTACACTGACTCCCTTGGGTTCGCCAAGAACTCGGCCGGCTTCTCGGCCAACTACACTGACCGCGTCAGCGTGATCGAGATCGACCTCGACTTCGCCAAGATCGCGGCAGCCCGCACCGCTGCCAGCGCAGCTGCGCTGGCAGCGACCGACACGCTGGTCATCGGCACCCTGCCCAAAGGCGCCTTCGTCCTTGGCGGCGTGGCCACGCTCGTTCGCGCCGAAGGCGCTGCGGGTAACGTCGACGTCGGCATCGGCGGCGGCACCGTGGACTTCTGGGTCGATGGCTTCGACCTGAACGCTGCGGTTGGCACCACCGGTGGCTACGCTGATGCGGCAGCCTACTACTGCGCAGTCGATACCAGCATCCTGCTGACCCTGAACTCCAACAGCATCAACGCAGCTCGCGTTAAGGTCTCGTTGGCAGTGGTCAACATGGGCGCTGAACTCGGCACCATTCCGTCGGCCTGATGGTAGGGGCTTCGGCCCCTACCTCCCCAACAAAGGAGACTGAAAATGGGTGTCTATAGCGGTATCTCGCAGGACAACGTCCGGATCAACAGCGGCAATGCAACCCTGCAGACGCTGACTGTTACCGGCGACTTGACTGCTTCGGGCGGTGTCACGGGCAACGTGACCCTTCCGGTTGCGGCTGTTGCCGCAGCTGGTTCGGACAACACGAACGCTGGCGCCATCGCCGCCTACGGTGTGGTTCATGCAACTGGTGCTGATGGCACTAAGGGTGTGAAGCTGCCGGCAGCTGCAGCTGGTAAGATCGTCATCGTGAAAAACGCTGACGCAGCCAACGCGATCTTGAAGGTGTACCCCGGTGCAAGCGACAAGATCAACAGCGGCACGGCCACCACCGGCTCGTTGAACATGGCAGCTAAGACTGCTGCGATGTTCGTCGCCATCGACGACGTGGATTGGTTCACCATTCCGCTGTTGCCGTCGTAATAATTGCGAGGCCCTTCGGGGCCTCGCTTCTTCAAGGAGCGCACCATGGCCACCAACCTGACAGCAGAAAAAGTTAAAGACAGCTTCTCGCAACTGCTGCACATCGACGGCGGGCCTGAGGCTACACCCAAGACGGTGTACAGCGGCACGGGCACGGCGACTGCGCTCAAGGTCGGCACGACCAACATCGAGGTCGACAACATCCGCATCGACGGGAACACCATCAGCACGACGAACACCAACGGCGACTTGATCCTGTCCCCGGACGGCAGCGGCGCCGTCGTCATCGACAACGTGGAGATCACCGGCGGCACGATCACGGGGGCATCGTTCCCCGGCAGCTTCACTGGCATCATTCTCATTGAGTCCGACACGCTGTCTACCGGCGACGCCGAGACTGGTCTCACGATCACCGAGAACACGATCTCGGCAGACGGGACCGACACCAACATCAATATCAACATCACGCCCAAGGGTACGGGTGAGGTGAACGTAACGAACATCGACGTGCTCAGCGGTAAAGTGCCTTTCACCACGATCACTGGCCGGGCCTTTGCCTGCTTCTCGGACGTGACAGACCAGACCGGCAGTGTGTCTGCTGCCACAGCAGTCAAGTTCGGTACGACCGAGGTTGTGGGCGCCGGCATCACCATGGTCACCGATGGTACCAACTTGACTCGCCTGACCTTTGCCGCGGCCGGAACCTACATGGTTGCGCCCAGTCTGCAGCTGGCGAACTCCGACACCAACGATCACGACGCCACGATCTGGTTCGCGCTGGACGGCACGAACATCGCACGGTCTGCCACCCGAGTCACTGTACCGAAGGCGGGAGACGGCGGCGCGGCTTATTTCCAGATCGTTTTCTATGTGACGGTCACCGCCGGGCAGTACGTGCAGGTGTTGTGGCTGCCAGAAAACGCAGCTATAACGCTCGACCACACTGCGGCCGGCGCTATTGCTCCGGTAACTCCTTCGGCAATCATCGTGTCTGAGAGGATCGCATAATGGCCAAGACTCCAGCGTGGACCCGCAAGGAAGGCAAGAGTGAATCCGGCGGGCTCAACGCCAAGGGTCGGGCCAGCTACAACAAGGCCAACCCCGGCAAGCCGGGACTCAAGGCCCCGCAGCCTGAGGGCGGTCCCCGCCGGGACAGCTTCTGCGCCCGGATGGAGGGCATGAAGAAAAAGCTGACGTCGAAGAAAACGGCCAACGACCCGAACAGCCGGATCAACAAGTCACTGCGCGCGTGGAACTGCTGACATGGCGAGCCCCAAACCAACCAACCCCGCACTCTGGTCCAAGGTCAAAGCCGCGGCTAAGACCAAGTTCGACGTGTACCCCTCTGCCTACGCCAACGCGTGGGCTGCCAAGGAGTACAAGAAGCGCGGCGGTGGGTGGAGCGGCCCGGACAATCGGGTGAAGAAATGAGCAAGGGTGGGCTCGGCAAGTGGTTTGGTGAGAAGTGGGTCGACGTCAAGACTGGCAAGGAGTGCGGTCGCTCCGGGTCTGAGAAGTCCTCGCGTGCCTACCCGGCTTGTCGTCCCGCCGCTGCTGCTGCAAAGATGAGCGCGACAGAAAAGCGCACCATGGCGACCAAGAAGACGGGCCCTGCGCGCAAGTCGTGGCCGGTCAAACCATCGGGTAAGAGGACGTAACATGCCGCTGAACGCCAAGGGCAAGAAGATTAAGGCTGCCATGCAGAAGCAGTACGGGAAAGAGCAAGGCGAGCGGGTGTTCTACGCATCCGAGAACAAGGGCACCGTCAAGGGTGTCACCAAGAAGGGGAAGAAGAAATGAGATACCTGCGGAACAAAGTCGACGGCTTCATCTACGAGTGGAACGAAACACTCGCTCGGCACCCGAAGTGCGAGGAGGTGACCGAGGAGGAAGCGTACCCGGAGCGCTTCGCCACGGCGGTGGTGGAGAAGGCCAAGCGGCGGGTGAAGAAACTCGACCTCGCCACGGATGACATCCCTGAGCAACCCGTGTATACTTCGCCGGAACTGTCGGCCGACGCCTCAAGGGACTTGCCTGAATGACACCAGCGGACATCATCGTTGAAGCGCGGAAGTTGCTGCAGGACACGCGGGCCCCCCTGCGTTACAGCGACGCCGACCTGCTGGGCTACGTGAACCAGACCGTCAAGCGCATGCTCGGCATGCGCCCTGATCTGTTCAACAAGATGACCACAGTCGCGCTGACGGCGAATGATGTCATGCAGGAACTCCCGGCCGACGCTCACCGACTGGTGGACATCTACTACGTCGTGGGGCGCAACTCCGTCACGGAGGTCGAGCGGCCGATGTTCCAGCGTGCGTATCCGCAGTGGGTCTCTGATCCGGCGGGCACGCCCCTTAACTTCATGCGCCACGAGCGCAACCCGACCAAGTTCTTCGTGTACCCCAAGCCGCTGCCCAACACGACGGTCATGCTGGAGTACGTCGCGGTGCCGGGGGACTACGCCCTAGACGAGGTGATGGACGCTCCGTCCGACGGCTACCTGCCGCAACTGGTGGACGGTGTGGTGTTCCTCGCCTCGTCGATCGACGACGAGAACGTCGACTCCGGCCGCGCCAAGCTGTTCATGGACTCGTTCAGCCAGTCGCTTGGTGTTGACCTGCAGGCGCGCGTCGTCACCGACAAAGAAACGATGCCCACGCAAAGCAGAGGTGCCTGATGGAAACGCGTGCCTTCTCCACGCTCAGCGCCAAAGTCTCGGCCAGCGCCCCTTCTTGCGCCTACCCGGTGGTCGTGGACTACATCCGCGACTCGGCCATCCGGGTCTGCGAGCGCACCTTGGCATGGCGGTACACTGCCCCACCCATCACGCTGACGCCCGGGCGGGCTGAGTATGATTTCGCGGCCCCGCCCGACACGATGGTGCAGGCTGTGGTGCGGGCTGACATCAACGGAACCCCCGCGCAGGTCTTGTCCTACGACGCTGCAGCCGCGATGATTACGGAGTGGCCGGCCACCACCACAGTGCCAGCGGAGATCGCCGAGCTTGGCTCCGAGCCACGCATGATCGCGCAAGTGGGCGCCAACCGGTACCGTGTCTTCCCGATGCCCGACGCAGAGCGTACCTACACGCTGTCGATGACGTTCGCGCTCAAGCCGACCCGCAGCTCGTCCGATATGGATCAGGCTGTCTTCGACGAGTTCGAGGATGCCATCCTGCACGGCGCATTGCAGCATCTGCTGGTGCTGCCGAACGTGGACTGGACCGATCGGGAACTTGCTGCCTATCACGCAAAGCAGTTTCTGTTCGCCGTCACATCGGCGCGGGCCAAGACCAACCTCGGCGCGTTCCGCTCTGCGCTCGTCGTCCGCGGCCCCAAGTTCGCGTAGGAGGAAACATTGGACCCACGCATCTCTGACACCCGGATCAAGCTGGTCCGCAACGACACCGGCCCGCAGGTCAGCCTCACGCTGACAGACGAGTCCACGGGTGCCGCGATCAACTTGTCCGGCGCCACGGCGACGCTGCACTTCCGCGCAGTCGGGGGCGACACGCTGTTCTCTCGTGCGCTGACGATCCCGTCGCCAACGGCGACGCAGGGCGTGGCTATTATCGTGTGGCAGGCAGGCGACCTCGATCACCCGGCGGGGTACTACGAGGGCGAGGTCGAGGTGCTCTTGCAGACCGGCGTGCGCCAGACTGTGTACGACCCGCTGCAGTTCCGGATCAGAGACGACTTCGAGTGAAGATAAACGAGACCATACCGCGCATCCGCGCGGCGATCTCAGCGGTACAGGTCCGGGCTGCGGCCGCGGTACCTGTCATGTCTGCTGCGGTTCAGGTCCCGTACATCGTCTACAACTATGTGCTCGGCGTGTTTGTCAAATTTTTGACACGCGCCGATGTGGTCAGGCTGTTTTCCGACACTGACATGTCTATGGCGAAGCCGTTCGCCGATCAGTACACCGTGGCCGACTTCCCTGATGTGGTGCCAAACAAGCGCTTCGCCGACGCTGTGGAGGTCGACGATGCACTGTCGCCGTTCCAGATCAGCAAGGGGTTATTCGAGAACCCCAAGATCGAGGAGGGTGCGTACTTCGCGGAGGACTATACCGACCCGGGGTACACGATCGTCTCGATCGAGCTGTCGTTCACCAAACCGCTCAGCGAAAGCGTCGCTGCTGCGGACACGCTTTTCGCGCTGAACATGCTGATAGGCCCCACCGACGCAGTGTCGATGGTGGACAGTATTGTATTCACGCGCATCCTTGCGTTCGCAGACGCGGCTGATGTGCTGTCGGTATCTGAACTGTCAGCGGCCAAACCCTTCGCCGATCAGTACACAGTGGCTGACTTCCCGAACGTGGTGCCGAACAAGCGCATCGTGGATGGCGCAGGTGCAGTCGACACTGTTGTAATCGCCGCAAATCTTGGTATTGTGGACGCAGCGTCTATCGCGGATAGCGGTTCTATCCGGATGCAAGACTACTGCGATTTTACATACTTCGCAGAGGACTATGTCGGCGAAGCCCGAACCTTCTAAGGAGATACTAGATGAACTCGAAAGAAAGACTCGGCCTCTCCGGACGCCTGACCATTGTCCTCACCGGGTCGGACGGCGCGGTCAAGGACCAGCGCGAGATC